ATGCGAGCACGAACGCTCGTCATGCCGTAAAGCGTTGCTATCTTGATGGTCTGCCTCTTGTTCATTCCGCTACCCCCTGCAACCTTCTCCCGTATTCCGCCATCAGCAGGGCTTCGGCCTCGCCATCCGACAGGTGACCTAGCTCGGGCCACAGGCGGGAAGCCTGGAGCTTGGCTGCGTTCTTGTCGTGCGGCATATCTCGGAGCATGGCGGCCTTCCAGGTCTGCGGTGCTACAAGAAGGTAGGGAATGCCGAGAGCTACCAGGATGCCCTCCCATAGCCCGAAGCCCCGGCCAAAGGAGAAGGAGCTCGCCACGCCTTGCCCGGGCATGGAATGGACAGATTCAAGGATGGCGAACCTATCCTCCGGCCTGTCGACAGGGAGGCGATACTGAAGAATCTGAGCCATCTCCTGCGCCCTGTATTGCCTTCGCTTCCCCACCTTGATCGTCGGAGTGCGGAAAACCACAACGTCCCTGCCGATAAAGCCCACAGCACCATCAAGCCCCGGGTCGATTCCTATGTAGAGGTCAGTCATCATTTACCCGCTCTCAGGACAAGAGGCTTTTTGGTGATTAGGGCTTGTATCGAAGCCGTGCTTGTGGGCACAGAAAGGTGAACAGTAGTTGTGGCCTTTGTAGCGGCTTTGCCGTTGTCTTCCAGCAATGAGCCCCCTACACCGAGTGAAATAGGCTCCACAGTCATCGCAGGTTAAAATAACCCTGTATGACCAAGCCAAGCAGCGGGCGCAGAAACCAGATAGTGAGTAGATACCTGGCCGTTTGCACCAAGAGCAGAATCCCCGGCCACGTTCGCCTCTTAAATAGGTTGGGATGCGGTGCTTCCTTACAAGCTGCCGCACCCGCTCCCTCGTGACGCCTATCCTCTGACCCGTCTCCGTCAAGCTGGTGATGGGCCAGGGTTCGTGGCAGAGCCGCCGCAAGGTGTAGGCTCCAGTTTTGCTCATCGCTCCTTCCCGCAAGCACAGAAGAAACGGTGCTTGTCGCCATACTTAGGGCACACGTCAACAGGCTTCTCTCTCTCCTCGCCTAGCCGGTGCTGTAGGGCTGCTACGGTAGGGGGTTCCCCGAACTCGGCCAGGTGCGCCACCGCCGCCTCCAAAGCCACCTTCCCGTCCTCTGGCTTCCTGCGCCCTATGTTCTGCATCAAGGCTCGTGAGTCGGTGAGTGGCCCTATGTGTTCCAGATTTGGGCCAGACGTGTCGCATATTCCCCAGATGTTTGCGTAAGCCCCTAGCGTCCGGCGCGACGGGGCACCATCAAAGAGCTCATACGCCTGGTCGGTCCAAGACTCGCCCCATTGCTGGACGTGGCGTTCGCGGTAGGTATGGATGGCGTGGCATTTGGTAAGGAAGGCGTCCTTTTGATTCTTGTCGGCGTCGGCGTAGATGGCTGCTAGTTCTTCGTCTGAGAGGGCTTCCCAGGCAACGGGTAGGGCCTCTTCCTTGACGGCGGGGAGAGATGTTCGTGAGGGCTCTAGGGCTTGTCGGCCTTTGATGCTGGCCTTGGCTGAATCTGTGACGGCGGTGACGGCGGGTAGGCCCTCGCGAGGTTCATCGCTGCGGACGTCCTCGACGTACTCTTTTCCTGGCGTGAGATCTGGTCTACTCCCTGCCGCGAGACGCACGATTTCTTCCGCCTCCTCGTCCGTGAGCTCTATCGGAGCGCCAAGGGGCTGAGCCAGCATGTGCTTTAGTCGGGACGAGTCCCCGACCTGCTCCTGAGGCGACGATGCTTGCTCTGGAGCCGCCTCTATCACCCGCTCGCACTGTTCCTCGCCCTTCTGGTTCTGGACGTAGTAGCGCTTAGAGCCGTCAGGATGCGTGTAGACGCCCTCCCGCCATTGGTGGAGGGTGATCTTCTCGTGATGGTTCCGGCACAGGAAGGCGACAATCTTGGCCCCCTTACCGGCGAGGGACTTCTTCGGGAAGTGTTGGTGGTCGCCCTCTTGCTTGTTGCAGCCGTCAATGAAGCAGCGGTGCCAGTCAGGATCGCTAGGATGCGGGCAACCCTTTGTGCTACACAGGGGGATGTGACGCTCGCTCACTTGGCTTCCTCATACGGGAACGGGAGTTCCTTGCCGCAGAAGGGGCAGTACTCAAACTGCGGCCCTGGTGGTGATGCTTCCAAGGAGACGCCTCGGTGAACCTCCCCGAAGCTATCCACATGATCTTGATAGCGAAGCCCGCGGCCAAAAGCCCTAAACATATCTTCGCAGCACACGACGATGTTCTCCTTCATATCTCACTCCTTACACAGGGGGATGTGGGTCACTCGGACCCTCCGCACCGTGCCTCACGGAACCAGGCGCAATAAGGCTCAGGTGGCCGGCCCCAACGGGGATGTGGGAACCAGGGGTTATAAGGTATCGGTTCCCACGGGGGATTTGGATTCCACGGTGCGGGCATGATGGGCTGTAGGGGGGGTGCGGGCTTGGGGTGCGACCACTCAGGCACATAAGTCCAGCACTCGCAATTCGGGCAGGCCAGTGGCTCATCCTTGTCGGTAACGCCCTTGTCTATGGCCCTCATCCCCCGATGGCCGCAGTTCGTACAGATCATGTCGAGGTAATATTTGTCGTCCTTCTTCATCGCTCGTTCCTCCTCATCGCCGCCCCAGGGCCGGCCTCCAGATATTGCTTGTTCGCTTCAACCTGGCTGGGGCAGCGACGGCGAGGAGCGAAATCCTCACCGTAAGGGGGTGCGGCCCTTAGTCAACTTTCAGCACGTTCCAACCTCTCAATGATGGTCGATGCTTGGCGCAGCGTGAGGCTTCGCAGGAAGTCCCATTCGGGTAGACAATGACCGTTCTTGTCAGACCGCCACTCAGCACCGGCGTAGTTAGCCAGTAGCTCCTCCACCATCTTTCCGTCCGCCTTGTGGCAGATAGCGAGAATCTTCTTGCACTGGGGTTCGCTCGCCCCGCCTAGTGGTCGGTTGCCTTCTACGGTTTGTACCCCTAAAGGCTCATCCTGGGGCGGCTCCTCGGATTCCTGCAACCTCGCTACGACTCCCTTGCCTTGGAGTTCCGCAAAGCACTTTGCGTAGGTCTTGATGGTGCCGACCATGATGGCGATCTCCTCACCAGTCGGCGGCTTCTCTAGCGGGAGGTGTAGGTAGATGCCCGCATACCTGTCGAACGCGCCCTCCTCGGTGAACGAGAACGTTATGAAGGGCTTGCGTTCTTCGTCCTTCGGTTCAGCCATCACTCACTCCTCCTTGCTGCGCGGTAAGCCCGCCTTGCCATATTGGGGACGATGCAAGATGTAGCGAATTCATCCTCGGTGCCTTCAAAGGTTGCCGCCTCGGCTTTGAGGTCATTGAAGGCAGCGCGTCGCATAAAAACCACAATCATGCAATCGTCGCAGAACGCTTCGCACTCTTCACGATAGACGCGCATCGGCTCCTGGCACTTAGGGCAGCGCTTGCTACCCATCACTCACTCCTCCTCTGTCCAGCGATGCCCACAGCCGGGGCACTCGACTTCCCGCCCATTGCCTGTCGAGCGCGGTGTTACGCTGTGGTTGCACTTAGGACAGTTCATAGGGGCAGGCTTCCTCTGCGGCCAGATAACCTGATGCACCTGCTTGACATCCTTCTTCCCTTGTGGTTCACTTGTCATGGAATCTATCTCCCCTGAGGGCTTGGGCGCTTCATGTCTAGGCCCTCAACTCTCTCTGCCGCCAGCCCTGAACAGGCCCCGGCACACCGCATCGCTCGAATAGCCTCCCCCCTTCTCCTTTCCTGTAGTGCGCGAATCGCTAACTCGGTGAACACCTGGGCATCCAGGCACCACAGAACCGCTACGCTCCTGGCCGATACTGGCCTCGCCACATCGTCCGCCTCCCTTCCTTCCCAGGCCGGCTACTGTTGGTTCCTTCTTTATCCATAGCAGGGCTACAATCCCTGGTCTGTCTTCCCACTTGTGGCAGGCAGGACAGACAGGCGTATCTAGCTCGCTCGTCCATTCCTCAGCGCAATAAGGGCAGCGGTAGAGGATTGCTGTCGTCATCGGTTCCTCCATCGCTCGGCGTAGCCCCACAACACATCCAAGCCCACCAGCGCGGCCAGGACGCCGGCGCAGATCACGTATGCCCACAAGATGTCAGGCATAGTTCACACCCTCACTTCCTGCTGGCCGGCATTTGTCCTCAGATACTGTCCTGCCGTGCTTGCATGTCTATTCATAATCTTGCCGATCTCCACCAAATCGAACCCCCCACGCCACAAGGCCCACATCGCCTCCCTCCGTGCCTCTACGGTTTCAGCAACCCTGCGAGGCCCTTTAAGGTCGGCAAGGGTCAGCCCATGTTTCGCAGCTATCTCTTCAAGGTCGGGCATTACTCGTGGGCGTCGTGTCATGGTTCACTCCCTCAGTTCCGAGTCGGGCACCAGCCTACAACCCGGGAACCGCTTGAAGGTGCGCCTTAATGCGTTAGACACATTCCTGGCCGAGACGAAGACGGTGAACCTCTTTACCGTGACCTCCTTCGTTCGGGCCTCCTGCATATGGAGGTCAAAGGTTACGGGATATGGCTTGTGCATGATGTTTCCCCCTCAGTTCTGCCACTGCATCTGTTCGGGCCAGCCAGGGTCGAGTACCATACCGTGATGCGGCCAGCCAACCGTGAAGCCGTAATCATCGCCCTGAGCCAAGAGGAACATGATGTCGCGCTCCAATGCCCAGTGGATGTAGTGTTCCCGCTCTATGATCTTGCGCTGTACGGCGCGGCGTATCCGGCGATAGGCTTCAGGCGTCATGCTTCCCTCCAGCCGTGATGGTGACGGGCCGCGAGCCTTTCGGTGCGCGGTCTAGGTAGACACGTATCTGGCTATCGAACCACACCGTATCCTCACCCTCCTCCATGTGATAGCCCATATAATAGGAGTGCCGGGGCATGGCCCACCCTTCCGCCAGCACCGTAGGCGCTTCCAGCGGCTCGGGCTCGAGGGCGGCGAGCTTGGCCTCGGCTTCCTCGCACCAACGCTTCCAGCTATTGCGTTCCTCTGTGACTTGTTTGAGTTTGCGCTCTAACCGTCGGCAATCAGCAGCCAGATCAGCATCCCTGTTCATGCCTTCTCCTCCTCACCAACTAAGATTGAAGGGATACCCGGGGGGAAACCATTCAGCCAAGTACCAGAATTTGTCATAGCAGCCTCCGAAGTCTGCGGCCCAATACCAGCCAAAGAAGGAATCAGGGTCATACGCCTTAGCCAAGCCAACCACCTTGAGATGAGCATTGAGCATGTTAGCGTTGTGGCCAGGCGAATCGCGCCAGAGTTGAAAGATCACCTGGGGATCATCGCTGCCTGCGGCTAGGTTCTCACTCCTCCAGTTGCTGCAGTCGTAGCCGAGGTCTGTCATGCGGTCGAAGGGGTTTCGCCCTAGCGAGTCGGTGTGGCTGAAGTAGTCCTTTTCGGCCATGTCTCGCACCATCCAGCGCGCTGCCTCCGTAAGTCCGGGCGACGGATGGAGCGGCCGCAGGCCATACTCGATACGGTAGTCATTGATGAGACCAAGCAAGGTCTGCTCAGGTGCGGCAGCAACCGAAGGCAAGAAGAAGAAGGCTAGCAGGGGCAGGAGAACCAGTAGCCGGCACATTATGCCTTCCCTCCATCCCGGCGATCTGACTCCCACCAGCGACGCCTATCACAGCCAGGACAGCGGTCAGGTGCCTTGGGCTTGCGGGGATGCCAATGATGGCCGCACTTCTGACAGCAGAAGGTTGGGAGCCCTAGTTCGATGGCTTGGCGATATGTCACCATACCCCAATAATGCGGTATAATTGATGGACTGTCAAGCCCCCCTGGGCAGAATCTTGGGACTTTTTTCGCGGGATTTTCCCCAACGGCGCTGCTCGTTGATAGAATGGGCGGGTGGTGTTAGACATAATCACGGCTTACCTCTTCGACTTAGAGGCCGCAGGGCGGTCGCCCCTGACGATAATGAGTTATCGACAGCACCTTACGCACCTGGCCCAATTCCTCGGAGGCCGGCGTATCCGGCGGGTCTCCACCGAAGACCTCCGCGCATATCTGGTGAGCCTGTCGAACCTCAAGCCCAGCACGATCCGGGCCCGCTTCACCATCATCTCCTGCTTCTTCAGGTGGTGTGTCGAGGAGGGCGTCATTCACGAGAGCCCGATGACTCATGTTCGTCAGCCAAAGAAGCCTTGTCAACGCCGAGAAGTCTTCAGCACGGGGGAACTCCTCTCTCTCTTCGAGGCCAGCGAACGCACCCGCAACCCGACTCGGAACAAGGCCATGCTCTGCCTTCTGCTGGATTGTGGATTGAGGGCGGCGGAATTGCTCTCCTTGAAACTGGAATCCTACAACCCCGCTAGCTCGACGCTCACCATCCAGGGCAAGGGCCAGAAGGTGCGCGTTGTCAGGATGGGCGCACGTTGCCGGGAGGCGTTTGAGGCGCACCTACGGGGAGTAGACGGCCATCTCTGGGACATCACAGGGGGAGGTTTCAGGGACATGATCCGCCAGGTGGGGGAGAAGGCGGGTGTCCACGCGAATCCTCACAAGTTCCGACATAGCTTCAGCGTCCGGTTCTTGGATGCTGGCGGGGGTCTCGATTCGTTGCAGGTTCTCCTAGGGCACTCTGACATCGGCACGACGATGATCTACACACAGATGGGCCAGGAAGCCCGTGCTCTCAGGAGCCTTGCGAGGTACTCCCCGGTCGACAACCTGCCCATCGCTTCATAAGATGATTATACCACTAGCCTGGTCTTCCCATCCATGTGCATCGTTTCCGCGCCTCTTCGATGGCCTTGATCTCGGCGCAGTAAGCCCTTGCCAGGCATCCCCATTGGCCCTCCTCTTCCCCTGGGGACTCGCCCTCGTTGTGACGGATGGCGCTGATCATCCTCATTTGGGTTGCCAGCGTTACCCCGTGGGCGACGTCGGCCAGGTTCATCAGGTGCATCTCGGTTGCCCGCAATTGCGCGAACTGATCCTCGATCACTTCTTTCTCCTGACTCTTCACGAACGTCTCATCAAACCAATTGAGGTCACAGTTGACCCCGTGGAGATCGGTTGTTCCCTTATACTGCCAGCCGACTAGCTTCTCCCGAGTCCAGCCACCAAAGAGTTTCACCGTATGCAGTAGGTTCTCAGGCTCGTCGGTCAGGAAGGCGGGATATTGAGCCGCCCACAGGGGGTAATCGCTGAAGTTAAAGCGGTTCTGCCACCACCAACCCCCTGTGTAGATGATAGGCCGATGCCCCATTTCCTTCACAGCGTCCAGGGCTTCTCTTACCATCTTCCCCGTCACGCCGTCGATCTCTACGTCCACGGCCACGAACCACAGGCTGCTACGATAGACTTGGGCTTCAGCGAGTCCTGCTGCTACCTGCTGGGCAGCGTTCCATCCAGTCCAGGGGGCGATCAGGACGTAGGCAGCCACGTTCAGGCCAGCCTGGATAGCCGCCCCCAACTGCTGCCCAGCGTAGCGGTTCACGGTCCGGCCATGAAACAGGCCCACTACCGCTAGGCCATAGCCGTCTGCTTTAACCTTCCGCCACTGGTCTATGGTGATCTCGCCAGAGTAAACGGATACGTCGATCCCGCGCATCGCACTCCTCCTTCTTGCCTTTCATCGCCATCAGGAATTCTCCACAAGGATGCAGGAACGTGTTATGCTTCTAGGCCAGGAGGTAGGATTATGAAGATAGTGTCTGTTGTCACGGTTGGTACGATTCTCCTTTTGGTGATGGTTTCGTGCGGAGGCGGGGGCGGGTCGGATCCCAATGGTTGGGCCAAGGCTGATCGCGAGGCTCTTACCCAAGATTGTATTGAATATGTGATCGCTGAGGGTGACCTCAGCGATTCTCATGCCTCGCGATATTGCAGATGTTGGGTGCGCGGGATGGAGGCGCACTACACGGTGGAATATGCCGATACAATCATCAACGGGGCTGAAATGCCTGACCTTGAAGTGCTCAACATTGGGATAGAGTGTCTCTCCGAATAAGGAAGAATGTGCCAGCATCTTGCCCTAACCCTCTCCGGGGCTTAATTATGCCACCCCCAGAAATCGCAGTACCGGAATCAGCGCGCCGGCCACAGTGGTGAAGGCTTCAGGGTCTACCGTAGCAGGGGCCGCACCGCCCACAATGGTCAACGTACCAGACAGGTCTGGCTCGGTCGCTATGTGCGCCTGCAGCGTGATGTCGTAGGTGTAGCGGGTGATCGTCTTGGCGCTCGTGGCGTAGACGGAGTGGCAGATGAGGATGATGTAGTTGCCCACCTCCACGTCAAGATCGGGATCCACATCCACCGTCCTGACGCCCGTACCAGCACCACATACATCCGTCACGTTGATGAGCCTCGTTTGGCCATCCTCGGTGTAGAGGGCGATGCGCACGGCGCTAGTCGCGCCGCCTCCCGCGCCGATGTTGTAGAGGATCGAGGCGACAGTGATCGGTCGTGGTACGTAGATTACGCCCAGGTGAGCGGTGGTGTTGTTCGCGGCCAGGGCGATCGCAGCAGACGCGCCCACTACCGCCTCCACCGGCTGTGGAAGCGACGAGCGCGCCGCAGCATGCAGGACCAGCATATTGTCGCGAATCTGCTCGTCGAGTATCGCCTTCGTGACCAGCTCGCCCGCCACCCACGTTCTCGGTGCGGTCCACATAGCCGTTTCCCCCTAATACTCCAACCGCGTGGTCGTTCCCAGCGCGCTGGCGCTGTGCTCCACTATCCAATAAGCGCCTTCGCCCGAGCACGAGACCAGCTCGTAGGTCACGATGTGGCGGGTCTTGCCCATGTCGATGGCGTGGTGGATGTTCTCGATGTAGAAGTCATCGGCGATGCCCAGGCCGGAGAAGTCGTCCGCGTCGATCGTGATGCGGTCGCCGACCTGCCCAGCCAAAGCCTGGCACATCGCAGCATCCGACTTGCTTGCTACGAAGGTCAGGCGCAGGCGATCGTGAGGGTCTTTGTACCTACTGATGATGTAGTCACAGAAGTTCTCTGCGTCTTCGGCATCCTCGCCTAGCCACTTCGGCGGCAGGGGATAGACCCGCAACCCGTAGGACACAATTGAGGCCGCATCCTCTCTGGCGACGGGCATCGCAGGCCCCTTTCCGTAAGGAATCCCTCGTGCCCGCAAAGTCGTCAAGCGCACATAAGATGGGGGATGGGGTGCCGAACAATTCACCGTGAATGTCATCTCAGTGGCGCTCTTTACGACATCCGTAACCGTCAGCCAGGCGTTCTGGGCGGGAATACTAGAGATGATGTCGGTGCCGACCACGGGCGTCGTCCAGGGGTTGACGTAAGCAGCGGCGAGACTGCCCTGCGATTCGGTTGGGTATTTGGCGATGACCTGTATCGACTCGCCGCACAAAACAGCTCGCCCATGTGTGCCGACGCACAAGCTCGTGTCTGTCCACAGCACGTCTGGCACCCCTGGAACGGCTGAGGTTTCAATATCTGGGCCTTGGATAAAGACCTGCACGCTGTTGTAGATGCCGCCTAGCGGGTCGAGCTGTTCAACTCCCGTGATAGGCAGATCGGCACCACTGTCCGAGAAGGTTGCCTGGGATGTCAGCGAACGAGTGGCCGTTAATCGGTGCCAGCGGTCGGTGAAACCATACAGAAATCCCTCTGCAATGAAATGGCGGGATGAATTTGTGCGGGTGGAAAGGAACTCATAGAGCAATCCAGGTTCGGTATCTTCCATCTGGCGGCACAACTCCAGGCCAGTCGCATCATTCGCTGGATAGAATATCCCCGTTTTCGTCTTTCCCGTGTCCCAGTCGTATACGGTATAAAATGCATCCCAATATGCATATAGAATGGCCCGAATCCAAAGCCCTACCCAGGCGACGTCCACAGGAAGGTCGAGCTTCTTGGCCGCTGCAAGGGCGGAAAGTGGCCCTTGGCATTTGAGGGTGGAGACATGAAGCGCCCCTACAGTGGAGACGGATGGGGTAATCGCGTCGATGGTCCCCGCCCAAAGCCCCCGGTAGACCTTCGTATCCAAGCCTGCCTCAGAGGAAATCGCCCCGCCAGATTCGGTAAGGGATAAGTGGAGAAGCCAAGAATCAGCCCGCGTACCCGACACCTCATCTAGCTGCCACCATGGATAGAGGATAAAGTTGCCCGCAACATCGTAGGCGAGGTATTGCCCATCGGTCTCGCTCACACCAAGCTCGCTTCTGTCGCGCCCGTAGCCTCCGTTGTAGAGCCAGGTCAGTTGGTCTGCCGTTAGGTTGGTGCCTGTGGGCTTCCAGATGGCGATTGGCCCTGTGGCACCATCATGCCAATAGGATACAGTGTTGAGAACCATACGCCCGACCTGGAAGGCTGCCGTGCTGTCGCGTATGCCGCCTGCTGTTGCCTGCGTATCGTGCGCCCCCACGTTGACCGAGATGCCTATCTCGTTGGCCGTGGGGTCGTGATACATATGCACCATGCACAGCGTATTTGCGGGGATATTCCCAAAGGTAGTGGCAACAACCTCGGCGTTCGCCGTATGCGCAACGTCTCGAACTATGAAAGTGAACTTGCTGCCATTTGTGTATAGCGCATACTCGTAATCGCTTCCTGCGACAAGGTCTACCCCCTTAAACACGATTCCCTGCGTATTGCCAGGCGTTACGACCTTGACCCACACCACCATGTCCCAGTAGATGTCGCCCACGGACAAGGCAGCGTGGTCTACGTGCGTCAGATAGCGCGTGTTGGCGGCCACGAACTTGGCGGCCAGGCTCGACTCCCGCAGCCCTGCCGAGAGAGCGATGGGGCGGTTGGTCTTCAGGTAGCCGGAGAGCGGCGACCCCGCGTTGTTGGGGCTGTACTTCCCGTCATCGTTCCGCAGGAGGGCGCTGAGCTGCCCCGGCGTCCACCGCCCGACCGCAGAGTCGAAGTCACGGCCGCGCATGGCCTCAACCGACATAACATCGCCGGTCAAGTTGTCATCCGGATCGAATAGATACTTATATGCCCCCGTGTCACGCCAGGCCACTTCTAGCAGGTAGTCGATGTCTAGGGTCATGCGAGCCCCCCAGTGCCCCTGAACTTGCCGTGCCGCAGGGCGTCCCCCATGACCTTCTCGACATCGCGCTCGCTGAGGATCGAGCCTTGAACGTGCATGTGGATCTCGTTGATGTAGGTGTCACCGCCCGGCGTAATGCCATGCCCCAGTGGGATGACGGCCTCAGGGCCACGCTCACCCAGGAGAGCCAGCGTGGGCCGCGTGACGATGCCTCCGTGCTGCATGGGCACCGCACCCACGGCCACCTCGCCAGTGTCCACGTCGCCGCCTCCCACGCCCGCCAGCGCGGTGGCGACAGCAGCCGCAGCGTCGATCCACAACTGTGCCCACTGGTCGGCCAGGGTCCCCGATCCGGTGACGAACCCCTGCTGGTTCAGCAGGAGGTGGTTGAAGTTCAGCATGATGTCGAACACCGTCTGGGAGTGCGTCCGATACCACTCGCGCAGAGCGGGCGACAGCTCTTCTACATCCCCCTGCCATAGCCCGAGCTGCTTGCCCTGTGCGAAGACCATCCCCGTGAGCGTGTCCATCGTGGGGCGGCCCTCGACCTGGGCGTCCATGAAGGCCCCGAGGTACTTCGTGGTAGCATCCCACTCCTCGCCTTGATCCACCAAGACGTCCTTCTGTGCCAGGAGGTCTTCCATGTGCTCGCGGGCGGCCTTGCCCGCGGCTGTCTCTGTGTCGCCAAGGGCTTTGAGGCTTTCTATCTTACCTTCCAACTCCTCTATACTGGCCTCGATTGCCTCACGCTCCCCTTCTTGCCCCTCCTCAATGCTGTCAAGCTCTTCCTTCCTAATCAGAATGAGCTTCTCCCAGTGCTTGATGGCCATCTCATCCAGGTCAGTGAGGCCACGCTTCACTCCTGCCAGTTGGTCTATCTTCGCGATCTCAAGGTCAAGGGTAGCGATGCCTAGGTTCCGTTGGGCCTCTTCCTCTGTCGTGATGCCGAGCAGCCCCTTGATGGAGTCGGTGGCCTTGTCGATGTTCTCCACCATGTCCTGGAACATCTGGGCAACGGGGCCGACTGCGTCCGTGCCCATGAGGACAAGTGCATCCTGGGCATCGCCGGCGGCCTCGATCTGGTCCCTGAGTCCCTGGATTGTTCCGTCGATGGCCTCAGCAAGAATGTCGTTGGCCTCGCCCGTTCCCCGGAGGGCATCACGCTGCTCCTCAAGGAGGCCGATCTGTGTTTCCCAAAGCGGCACGAGATCGGCGCCGATACCAAACACCTGCTGCATGGCATCGCTGAGCTTGAGTTCGGTGATCGTCGCCTGGTAGTTCATGACGTTGAGGAGATTGGTAGCGCCGAGAAGCGCAACGAAAGAACCACGGGCATCGTCGGCGGCGCTAGCCGCGCCACCTAGCCCACCGGCAGCTCCATCGGCAGCACCACCGACTCCGCCGGGGCCAGGACCCAGGACGGGGACTAGAGCCTTTGCCTCTGTGTATAGCTTTCCAGCCGCGCCAGCGACGGCCTGTATCGCGCCCCGTAAGCCAGTTGCTACGCCACTCGCAACCGAACTCACAGCCTGAAATGCGTTAGCTGCGTTTGCGGCACCGGTAAGGTTAAAGTTGAACTCGTTGAGCATTGCGGCGGCATTTGCGGCCTCGTCCGCTATGCCTCGAAGAGCTCCTGCCACCTTCTCAGCGCCAGGTATCCAGCCCGGGATTGCCTCAGCCACAGATGCAAGGCCACTCAAAACTGCCGCGATTGCACCCATTAGGGTGGCGATCATACCGATGATAAAGTTGACCACTGTCTCAGTGGCGCTCCGAATAATCTGCCAGGCAGAACCCCAGTTGGTAGCCAGCCTGTGGATGCCCACGCCCAGGGCGATGATCGGGATGAGCGGCGCGCCAAGCACAACCGCCACAACCTTGATCGGTGCGGGGAGGCTCAGGAACCAGTCCCTCGCCCGCCCTATGGCGGCTGTGATGTCGTCCCAATGCTTGACAGCCAGGACGATGGCGGCAGTCACCCCAGCGATGGCGGCCCCAACAGCAATGAAGGGCCAGGTGGCAGCGATGACAGCCACAGCAGCCGTTCCAGCAGCGACAGTCAATGCTATGAATGCGGCCACAAGAGCGGTGCCGATGATAGCAGCCGCGGCCGCGCTTATGGCCCCGGACTCCGTAAGCTCATCGCCGAGGAGTTTCAGCTTGTCGATGATCGGGCTGACCGCCTCCCCGACCTTGCTCAGCGCTTCCTTGACTAGGTCTATTCCAACTTGCAACCTTGGGAGCCACTCATCTGCAAATGACTTCAATACTGGGCCGAGCTTCATGGCGCTCGAAAGGACGAATAGTTGGGCTTCCTTCCACTTGACCATGGCGGGCAGGAGGGCCGTGCCGATCTGCTCCTGCATATCGCCCATCTTGTTCGACATCTGCGTCATCCCGCCGTCGGCGGCCACAGCAGCCTCAGCGCTGCCCCCGTACTCCTTTGTCAGTTCGGCGAGGATTACCTTCTGAGCGCCGGCCACATCACCGACATCCACCAATGACTTGACCAAGGCCTTCTGGCTCTCGGTGAGCCTGACGCCGACCTTCTGAAGAGCCGTACATCCAAGGACCGGGTCTTGCAGGGCCTTACCAACCATGATGGACTGCTGCTTCAGGTCGGTGCCCATTGCGGTGGCCATATCCTGCACGGCTTTGATGGTGTCTGGAAGGACTTCCTTGCCGATGGCGGTGAAGGTCATGAGCATGTTCGCGGCGGAGATGGTCGCCTCGTCGCCATAGTTGGTAGTCTTCTGGAGTTCGGATGCAAGGTCCTTGATCTCATCGGCAGTCACTCCTGCCGCACCGCCGGTGGACTTGAGGACGGCATCCAACTGGGCTTCGACGGCAGCCTGCTCCTTGGCTTTGGCAGTGCAGTCGCTGAGGAAGCCCGTGAGCTTTTGGACGCCGCTAGTCATCATTTGGGCCGCGAGGAAACCACCGGCGATCTGGGTGACGTTCTTAAGCGCTGCGCCCAGGCCGCCAGCTTTCTTCTCGACGCCGCCGATGACCTTGGACGCGTCATCCTTGCCCTTTATATGTATAGTTACCTCGTTCGCCATAGCTATTCCCGCTCAGACATCCTCTCGATTGCCAGCAGCGACAGGAGGTAAGCGCTCTCTGCCAATACCGCCGATGGCAATTGTCCAAATCTATCGCACAATCCCAACACTAGCCGCGCCTCCACGACCTCAACCGGCATAAGCCCCGGCAGATTCAACTGCCGCCAGCGCTCTATTCTTCGGGTAAAGGGGCAGTCGGGGTCACCTGCGCCTTCATCCATTCCGTGATCAGCGTATTGATGAGCGCAGGATATGCACGCAAGATGCCCTCATAGGTGGCCGGAAGTGGCCCCTGCTCGTCCTCGATGTTCCAGTCGACGAGGATGCCCGCCACAAAGCGGCACAAGCCCTCGATGTCCTGCGATTCCTGGAGCTTCTGGGCCTCGATGAACATTCCCAGGGGATGATCCAACATGGCCCTAACCTCTGCCCCTTTGTATTCGTCCTCGAAGACGAGCAACGCCGTTCTCGGCGCCAGCTTGTACCCCATGAGCTTTCTCCTTTGTTTTCTGTTCGGACTTGTCATCCTACGCCTAGCCGAACGTCGGGACAGTACCGTCTGCGAGCTTGCCAGTGGCCGTCCAGGTCAGTGACCCGTCTGCGCCTCTGTTGATGTTGTAACTGGAGAACACCATCTCCATTGACAAAGTCACGGCGTCAGGGTAGGCAATCGTCACTGTGCGCCCGACCTGGCCAGCGAGGATCGTCCCGATCTTCCTGAACACCAGGTGCGATAGGGCAGCGTTGAACACACCGCTGATGCTGATCTCGGCGTCGCCAAGCAAGAGGAGACGTTCCATCGCCGACTTGTCGATACCAGTGACATCCTGCTCGCCACGGCTCGTGTTCACCGTGAAGCTGGGGGCGTCACCGGAGATGTCCTGGAGGTTGCCCGCGTCGTCGTCGACACTAAGGGTCATCCCCAGTCCTGTAACCTTACCCATGATTTACCTCCTGTTCCTTCCTTGGGGCTACTTCCTGCATACTGCGACTGCGAAGGTCGCCGGGTTGAATCCAGCTACTGTCGTTGTTACCACTCGTATCCAGCGCCTGATGAGACGTGGCCCCGTGTCAATGCGCTCTGAGGTGACGGCTGCTGCCTCTGCGAAATCCCCATCGGTGATGTCCACATAGGCGTCGGTGTCCGCGTTGTCAGCGGAGTGTTGGAGCTTCACCGTCACGTCGGTGCCCGCGAAGGCGAGCAGGTGCAGGTAAGCTGACAGGCCCAGCACCGTGCTGGTGCGGGTTACCGTTCCGCCTGTGCCACCTACCGTCACGTCCTCTGGGATAGTGAAGCTGGTAGGGCCGACATAGGTAACTATGTACGCCTTGTTGATGTCCGGCGTGGAGCCGACGTGACCCGCGATGACTACCCAGTCACCTGTCACGAAGCCATGCGCGGTCTCAGTCGTGATGACCGAAGGGTCAGCCACGCTCGATGACACGATCGCCACGATAGGCTGCGCCGTGCCCCCTGTGCCCGCTGTGGTGACGTTGACAGCAACCGTGAAGTTGTAGTCATCTACCCTTGTGACCTCATGGTCGCCATTGACTTCGGGAATCATCCCCACATGCCCAGCGATGGTCACCCAATCGCCTGTCGCCAAGCCATGTGGCCCCGCAGTGAGGATGTTAGTAGGGTTGGCTATGCTGGAGGACACGATGTTACTAGCACCTCGCCTCCGCAGTCCGCCATCGAAGCCAGTGCCATCTGTCGCCGCTACGTCAGTTCGGGGACCAGGGGTGCCTGCCTCGCCATATTCCAATTCGGTGCCGTTCGCCTTGACGCTGATGGCGGCGCCGATTAGGGCTCCGTCTGCACCTCTAGCCAGACCGTAGTTGACCTGCTTGCCCACCAGAGATGCCGTCATTGTTCCCAGCACGATTCCCCTGAAGTAGCTCGCGATACGGTCAGTAGCTGGGAGCGTGTTCAGCACCTCGTGCAGCCCCTCGACGCCCGCGCCGTCCTCTGGGTTAAAGTAGTTGTTGAAGCCGATCTCACCATCGCCCAGCAAGAGCAAACGCTCTGTGCTCGACTTATCGATGCCCGTCACGACCTGCTCGGCGTAGTTCAAACCCAAGGTCTGGACGGAGCCCACGTCACCTGACAGGTTGTACGTGTGAATGAAGAGCCGATCACCCAACCCTGCTTCCTTAGCCATTGTCTATCACCTCGCTTTTCGCCTCCTCGACCTCGCTGAGTTCCACGTGCTGGCGGACGTTCATCCTGGCCGGCGGGGTGAACTCCTCACCAGCCTTGACGTTCAGCCAGCCACCCTTGTCGTCCCTGATCGAGAAGTCCACCAGAGCGCGATACCTCTTTTCATGGCTGCGTCTCTCTGCAGGAGCGCGGTACTTCTTCCTCTTATCCATGTCTGCCCTCCTAACCAAAGCTCCAACTGTCGTTGATGATCAGCGGCAATGTGATGTCCACCGAGCGGTACATCAGGTGGTTAACCTCGACGTAGCCTGCTTGCGCTTTTAGGGGTGTGCCGAGTTCCCCGAAAATGTCTATGTTCCTCACGTTGGAACCTAGATCGACATCCCCGGCCAGGGCTGTAAACACCTTGTCTATGGCGTTGGCCAGGATCGTGTCGATCTTCTCGGCTGGCTCCTGGAGCATGTTGGTGTAGATGCGGATGGTGTAGACATACAGCCCAGACGCCGCGTTCAGGCCGCTGGCTGCTGCTGCAGGCGTGATGTTGTTCATGTACACAGCGACCGTGAGCCCACTGCCGGGCGCGGCCTTAGGCTCAACCATCTGGACGGTACGGATGGCCATCTTCTTCAGGACGTTGCGCACTTGCACCAGAGTCGCTTCGATGCCCATCAGTTCAGCCTCCCCATCAGCCGCTTGAGGGCCTTGTTGGCAATGCCCTTGATCTCCTTCTGCAACCACTGGCCGGTCTTGCGGAAGGAGGAATAGCCCTTGAAGCGTGTGGTGGCGTTGCGGCTGCCCACGCCCTCCAGCCACGGCCCATAGAGGCTTCCACCATCGGTGATGAGCGCATGTAGGTGGCCCACCATCTTGTCCTGTACTAAGCGCCGGTAGTTGCCTACCGAGCCGCCTTCTGCTGTGCTAATGGCCAGGAAGACGCCCGCCGGACGCTTGCGCAGCATCTCCTCATCCAGATGCTTCTCACCAGCCTCAACCCCATCCTCCAGGATTTCTGTGACGGCCCCCTGCACCTTGCGGGGGGCGTTGTCAAAGACTGGTCCCTTGAGTGTCACAGTAAGCGCTACTGCCATCAAACCGCCCTCGATGCCCGATTGCGTTTGTAGGCATCCTCGGCCCGCTTGCGCACGTCAGCGATGCCCTTGCCACTGACCTCACGGACGGCCTCGCCCTGGCCCACGGCAAGCGTCATGTGGCCCTTCTCCTGCGCCATCGCGTAGATGGTCTCGGCTAGGGCGAGCTCAGAGATAAGTCCAGGCGGGACGTTCTTCGAGATGAGCGCCGCGATGAGGTGTTCCGCCGCTGTAGTACCTACTGCCGCACGCTCGACGGTCAGTGTTCTCGGGACGTAGACCGATGCATTGTCCAGGTGGGAAGCGAGCACAGAGCCATCGTAGGCCCGCCTGACGGTCAGGATGTTGCCGGCAATGCCTTCCACCAGCATCCGCTCGGCGTCAATGGTGATGACCTCGTTCACCTTGACCTTCGTGCCAAGATCAACTGTGATAGCCACGACTGCCTCGTCAGCAGTGATGTCGCCCACCATGTCCACGTCGGTTGTGGTGTCCAGCAGGGCCTTCGCTGTCACAATCATGCGCTCGGTGCCGATCAGGATCAGGTCTCCAACACCTATGAGGGATGAGTCCGTGACAGCGATCGTCGTGTTAGGTGCTGCCGGAAGGTACTCATCAGCAACGGCCAGGGCGCCGGCAGCGGCAGAGGTCTCACAGAAGCCCCAGCGACCAGTGACCTCGATGGCTCTCTGCCAGGTGTCGCCGGGCCGGAAGGCGGCGGCGGCCGAGAGGTCAATCTCGATGCGGTTGTAGGGCGGTCCGTAGTTGGCGGGCTCCTCGAAGTAGTCAGCCGCCACGATGGTGACGCCGCCGGAGACCACCAAAGTCGATGCCAACAGGTCAGCATCTAACCAGTAGCGGTAGATGGTAGGGGACTGGGTGTTTGGGTAGGGATAATACCTGATTGCCGTGAGAGGGTAGAACCAGCGATTGAGGACGCGCTCGATTTCGCGGGAAGCGGACTCCAGGAGACGGTCGATAGAGGCGTGTTCATCGGAGCCGTTCAGACCAGCCGCTGCCTTGACAGCCTCGCGAGTGCAATACCAGAGTCCCATTTTGTCCTCCCTAGCGGAAACTCTGCCAGTGCCCCATAGGGCAATTGAGAGTACCTTGCTTGTTCTCGTCTAAAGGTTCCCCACACTTCGGACAGGCAACCGGCGAACGCCGCCTGTCCTCCTCCGCCATTTGCCTGGCTTCCTTGAGAATTTGCAGCAGAGTGAAAGGGCCGATGGGTGGGGCAGCGATCTCAACAACATCGAGAAATGGTGTAGGCACTATCGCCACAGCTATTGCAGGCGTTAGTTGTAGAATCAGAAGGAGAATGTCTATGCCTGGCTCAGGCACCACCGCTGTAGCGACGACAGAAGTAGGAGCAAGTGCCAAGGCTAAGGACAGGGCAGGGGACGGCAGAGCAGCAGTGGCAATCGCTGGGTTAGGCACTAGCGCCAGGATCAGGGACATGGCCGGGGAAGGCACGATAGCTATGGCTGCCGCGGGATCAGGAGTCAGTGTCCTCACAAGCGCCAGCGCGGGCTGAGGAACCGCTGCCGTCGCCGTGGCAGGAGATGGGGTTAGAGCTACAAGGCTAGTGAGTGCGGGCGAAGGCGCAGCGGCTATGGCTATCGCAGGATCTGGTGTCAGTGTTCTTGTGAGCCCAAGAACGGGGGAAGGCACTGCTGCTTGTGCTACAGCGGGCGTAGGTGTAAGGGTGTTCCCTTGGGTAATGACAGGAGAAGGGACAACGGCAATTGCGACGACCGACGTGGGCTCAAGGGTAATTGCCCCGATAGATGGAGAAGGCACTACTGCTTGAGCTATCGCAGGAGTGGGGGTGAGTGTCAAGGCCAGAGATGTGGCCGGCGACGGTACGCTGGCAGTAGCAACCACTGGGTCTGGTGTCAGCGTCCTCACAAGCGATAGCGCAGGCGAAGGCACTGCAGCCGACGCTACCGCAGGAGTGGGAGCCAGGGCATATTCCGAGCCCAACAGAGGACCGGGGACGGCAGCCTGGGCGACGACAGGGTTGGGTGTGAGCGTATTCCCCTGGGTAATGACAGGGGACGGTACAGCCGCCGATGCTGCCACTGGCGTCGGCGTGAGCGTCAGTGCCAATGATAGGGCCGGGGATGGCACTGCGGCAGTAGCTACTGCGGTAGCAAGCGCCAGAGTTAAGACTAGGCCCAGCACGGGGCTGGGGACAGCGGCGACGGCTACGACAGGGTCGGGCGTGAGGGTCTGAGGAGCGCCACCCGCCGTGTATTCGATGTGAAGCTTGGCGGCATTGGCACTAGCCGTTTCATACATCCGGAAACGAAGGTTGCCAGAACCAGATGACCTGGGGTCAAGGAAAATGACCATTGCCTGATTATTGGCCCAGCCATCTCGGTCAACAATCTCCTGCACCACATCAACAATGCTAGGGCTAGGCTGGAACTCAGCACCAATACCAGTATCTATCCAGGGTACACTTTCACTTGTGCGGGCGCGGCTCGTTACATCGGCCTCCACACTAAAGTTGTTGGCGTCATCAACGTCGTTGCCAAGAATGTCCACGCAGGGGTCGTCGAAGGTGGTGGAAACAACCCATACACTGAGATACGCCACACCTACCGTTGCGTCCGCGGGGACGCCGACTGTAGTGAATCGGAACCCTGCATTTTTCCTTAGACTAGGAACGGGTGATGGGGAGATTGTGATGTAGGGTTCTGTGCTAGAGAAGCCCGAATCGTCGTCCTGCTCGTTGGCATCATCCGCGCCCGCCCCCACCTGCTCGTCTACGTCTACATCCACCACGAGCGGGTAGGTCGCCGTTTGCACGAAGCCCAACGGGACGCGGTGTGAGACGTAGAGGGCGTTACCGACGCGCTTGAAGCGGAACGTCCCTAGCTGCTGGTTGCCTTCCGCATCCCACGAGCGGGGCAGGTTGAACCACCAGAGGATATTCCCGTCGCCATCCCTGAACTCCACGAGGCCCTGGGTGGCGCATTGCTTCTGGTCCCAGGGCTCTCCGTTGATCCAGGGCGTGACGCCCTTGCTGTAGGCGAAGATGAAGTTGAGCTCGAGGACAGGTTCGCCGCCGTCGAGGATGAACTGCTCCACAGGCGGCAAGGTGGCGGAATTGTCAATCGTGAGCCGCTTGGCCAGCCGCGCCGTCTGTGCCTGCCAGGATATAGAGACACCTGAGCCGTAGCCATTCGGCCAGGTCAGCGTATCGTCATCAACCGCTGCATCCAAGTTCGCAGGCATGGAGATGGGCTGTATCTGGTCGAGGGCATTGGAGTATTGCAGCGCCATCGGCTGGAAGCGCACCCACTCCGAGCCGTTGCGGTACTCGATGACCTGGCCAGCGTCGAGGCGGGACAGCGCCCGCACCTGGAAGCCCGCATGGACCATCTCCCAGTTCCAGGGCGCGACGGAGGGAAGGAAGGCGGTGTCTATCTCCTGCCACTCGCCGTCCTGATAATGCAACGGCCCAACGGCAGAATCGAGGGCAAAGCGCTGCCTACCGTTGGGTGCATCGGCTAGACGGTGCTTCAGGCTGTTCCGCCCGCGCTCGACTACGACGGCTTCAGGGTGTGCCGCCAGGACGCGAGCACGGACCTCAGCAGCAGGATTAGCCACTCAGAGCCTCCTACGTTATCTGACCAATTCCCTCCGCGTTCCAGGTGATGTTCACCACGCCGCCGTTGCCGTCGAAGGGGAAGCCCACGCCGGTGCAGGTGTCTATCCAGTAGATGGGGATGCTGTCGGTGTCGTTGGTGACGTGCTTGTAGATGACGATGCCTACGTTCTGGCGAGTGCCCACTGCGAGCGCTGCCCAGGCCGGAGCCAGGTTATCGGCTGTGAACTCGCCACGGTCATTGGCCTCGTCCGCGGCCACTGCCTCGCCAGTTAGCGGCACACGAGCGTAGCCAACGCCATCACACTCGTCCAGGGTGGTGAAGCCAGTGCCACCGTCGGATATGATCTGCATGTCCTTCTCGGTATCACATGTGGTGTTGCTCATGACCATGAACATGCGGATGTCATCGACGTCCATGTCGATGTCGCCAGACAGCATCTTGGCCTTAGCGTAGGTGTACTGGAAGTTCGCCATTTCTCACTCTCCTTCTATCGCTGCTTGCGTTTAGCTCAGTCCCACCATCGGGTTCATGATGGCGTAGAGGTCTTTGACGTTGACTCCCGTCAGCTCCTTCCCACAGAGGAAGGGGATCGCCAGCCGTCCATCGGCCTCATTAGCGGGTGTGGCCGTCAGGCTGCTGCACCCGATTGTCAGCGGGGTAAGGGTGTCGTCCATGTGCAGGTAGGCGCCTGTAGGCACGCTCAGGCCCGTTGGGTTGTCGTCCACGCCGTCGATGTAGAGGTGGATATCTGGAGTAGCCGCAGTACCATCATAGGTGAACACCACGAAGACGAACTTGCCTGATGTCAGGACGGTGTCGGCTGTGGCGAGTTCCGACGTGCTGTCGGTGGCGTCGTGCAGCTCCAGGATGAGCTTGCCCGCCGCACTGATGCCGAAGCGGAACTCCTCTGCCAAGGCCTCGTACTTGGCCCAGAGGTCTTGGGCCAGGACTGCCACGTTTGGGCGATACCACATACCGCCGCTGAACGGGGCATCTGCCCCACCATCGAAGGTAAAGGCCGCGTTGTCAGCACCCGAGAAGTGGTGGTTCTCGGTCTTCACGAAGCCGTAGTGATGGAGGCCGCAGGGAAGCTCGATGGGGCTGAAGTAGGTCTGGAGGGCGTTGGCCCCGGCCTCGTCACTGGGCACGAAGCCAGCGGCACCTATGGCGGAGATGATGCTCCCCTCTTTCTCCCAGCCCGGAACAAGAAGGGTCTTCGTGGTCCCCAGGATGTCCAGGATGTCGTTTAGCTGGCCCTCTAGCCTGCGGTTGTAGACGGTCATCCTACGTCACGTCTTTCCAGAAGATGAGGTAGAAGTGTCCCGTGGTGTCAACTGGATGGGCCACGACAGTCAGGACGCCCGCTCCGGTCTCGAAGTCGGTGATGGGACGCCACTGCTCCGCGACATAGGCTGCACTGCACATGAGGACTCCGTAGAGTCCGTCAGTAGCCAACATGCCTGCCACAGTGATGTCAACGCCCGCGCCTGCCTCGTCTGCGCCCGCAACCTGCTGAATCGTGAGGTGCGGGGGGTTGTTGAGTGTAACGTAACTCATATCTGTTACCTACTTCCTGGTACTACTATGCCAGCGGCCAGGCCGATGGCGGCGGCAATCCCCCCAATGACGCCCATCTGCAGGGTTCCGTTGTGGTCAGTGAGAAGCCCCGTAACGCAGATGATCGTCAGGCAGAGGATGCCTACAATCGCCACCCCCGCAAACTGCATTCCCGATAGCTTAGGCACTTGTTCACCTCACTTCTGGGCGGGCTGGGGGCAGGAATATCTCCCTACCCCCACCCGCTGTTAGCTACGCCTGCGGGTTGCGGAGGTTGCTGGGCTTACGCTGGACGAGTAGACCCGTGCGGATGGCGATGACACAGCCGAGCTGTGGGTTAGTACCAGTGTCAGCGATGGTCAGGAAGGCCCAGTAGTAGCCACCGGCGAAGTCCATGTCCGCGGCCTCGACGTGGAGCACGAGGATGTCCTGCTCCTCGGCGATAGGGTAGAGCGCGGTGACCGCGATCTCGGACGCAATGACCTGCGTCTGCTCCACCCACAATTCGGAACCGGCAAGCGTCGCCGCCGACTTGTAGAACATGTGGGTGATGACGTCCAAGTCCTTGGGCACGCCGCCGGTTGCGACGTTGCACTGCTGAACGTCGATGACCATGTCATCTCCGGCCGTGCCTACAGCCGACATGACCACGAAGTCGACGCCCTCGCAGTCCCTGAGGCACACGCGCAGGCCGGTGTTGATGGCCGTGGTGAAGTCAACCGGCACGACACATGCGCTGATGTCGTAGTCGAGTCCTAGTCGTTCCATTTCTTTCCCTTCCTTCCTGCCCACCGAGGGGTTTCAATGCCCCTGTGGGCCTAGCTGGTGGGAAGGGTTTTAATGCTCCCCACCAGCGGATTCAGTTCTAGGCAGCCAGGGTGACGAACGGGCTGAGAGTGTCAAGGCTGGCATTTGCCGGGGTGATGGCGCTCTGAATCCAGCCACGACCATCTACGCGCTCGATGATGCGGTACATGGTCTCATCTTGCTGGAAGCGGATGTGCTCGCTGGAACTGGCGGTCATGGTCTGGCGGTCGCCGACTAGGTAGTAGCCGAGGTCCAAGAAGCTTATCTGGCCCTGGTAACCGAGCTTTGCAACCTTCTCCGTGAAGATCACCGGGCGGCCCAGGATGGTCACGGGGGGACCGACTTGGCCGTTGTTGAGCCAGATAGCGCTTCCACCTGCACCGATGGCCAGAGCCATCTGTGCAAGCTGTGGGAATGTGTCGATGCTGGCAACCCAGACTGCCCGGCCGAGAGAGCCAGGAAGCATACGGGCGTACATGTGGACTAGGTTCTGCCAGACGATGGTGCTTGCAACCTGGGCGGCTTCCTTAGCCACGACCACAACGGCAGGGCTGTTTAGGACGCCCTGGGGCTCACCTACGCCACTGCCCGTCAAGAACCCAATGTCCTCAGCAAAGGACATGGCTTCCGGAAGCAGGCCATTGACGAAGGATGCGAAGCTCACGATGCTGTCCTGGAGTAGCTCATTCGGGACTACGAAGCCAGCTGTCAGCTTCTTGGCCTCAAGGACTACCCGGCCGAACTTGGCGTCATTGAGGGCGATGTTGCCCGACTCCGGCGTCCAGTAGACAATGATCCCGCCGTAGACGGAGCCCACGTTTGTGGTGCTGTCAATGGAGGGAAGCGGGACACGCAGGGAGTCCATCGGGATAACGCGAGCACGTGGGCGCACGATGGCAGTCTCCAGGCTCACGCGCAGGATCTCCGAGCGCAGGGTCTCCGGGACCAGGAAACCACCAGCGTCGGGGATGGTCTCGCTGTACGCCTGAAGTTCGATGACGCGGGGGTCAGGCCTGGTCTGTAGATGGCGGTGCCAGATGGCATTCAGGTAATCGGCGGTGCCTTCGAAGACACCGTCAATCTTGGCGCCGGCGGCCTTGGGGTTGTAAAGGGGGCCGTGAACGGGGGTGTCCGGCGTCATTTGCACCGTCAGGTTGGGGCGCTGCACGCCCTGCTCCTTGAGCCACTCCTGCAGTGTCTTCTGCGTCTCCGCAGCGACCTGCGCCGAGATGTCGCTGGTCTTCAGAGTGGCCTTAGCGTAGGCGTGGACGATGGCCTTGAAGATGGCGGGGTCAGCCATAGCCACCTTCATCTTCACCTCGTCATTGAGGAGTTCCTCTAGTTCCTCAGGGGTGGTGGGGGGTACAAACTGGGGCTTAATGTCTGTCCTTGCAGCACACATGCTAGATTACCTCCGTAATCTTCAGACTAGCGGCTTGCCGAAGTGCCGCGGCTTGGTCAAACGGCTCTTCGGCGGGAGCCGGTGGATCCGGTTCGAGAATGGCAGGGGGCTCGGAGAGCGCATCTTCACTATCGGGGCAGTGCTTTCGTGCCTCCGATTCGCTCGAGATGGCCTCCGGCACGTTGTGGTACTTACTCAGGTCGAAGGAGTTCTGGGCTGTGGCCTTTCCCCCGACCTCATCGGCCAGGCCCGCGGCCACTGCCTGCTTCTCGGTGTACCAGGTCTCCGCCTTCATGCGGTTGCGCCAGGTGAGGGCCTTGCTACCGGGGACGCGCTCCTGGTAGATGCTGGCGATCTGGTCACTTGTGGTGTCCAGGCGCACAGCCATTACCCTCATGTCATCCGCGTCACCTATAACAATGTGTTGTGCCTCGTGGATCATCATCGAGGAGTGGCGGGCCATGATTATCTTGTCGCCGGCCATGGCAATCACGCTGGCGATGCTGGCAGCCAGAGCGTCGACGTAGGTGGTCACGTAGGCAGGGTGCCCCTTGAGAGCGGTGTAGATACCGATGCCCTGATAGACATCCCCGCCGGGCGAATTCAGGTGGAGGTTGATCTTGCCGGCCAAGACAGTGCGGAGATCGGCCATAAACGCTTCGGCAGAAACGCCGCCATAACCGATCTCGTTGAAGATGAAGAGATCAGCCTCTTCACCGCCTAGGTTTTTGATCTCGTACCAAGAAGGTCTATCCATGGCTACCTCCTATGAAAATGCCTCACATTACACTCGCACTTGGGGTGGGCAGGAATGGTGTCATGCCCACTGGAAAACACTTCGTCGATGCCAATGTCGCCATCGCCCTCGTTGCCAAGGCAAAGACTACAAGCTACGCCCTGAGTCTCCCATCGCTTCCCGTCGCGCCCCGAGAGCTGCGCCGCCTGCTTGCTGCCCTGGCCGTGGGCGATGGCCGTCTCGGTCCGAGCGGTCAGCGCAGCGCGATCCTTGCTGAAAACGATGTCGTCCCTCAGGCTCTTCTGGAGGGCCTTCAGGCTGTCACCATTGGCAATAGCCGTCGCCACCAGGCTCCTGACCCGCTCGAGGGTATACTCCGACAGGCTGTGTCGTCCGCCCACCGTGAGCAGCTCGCCAGCGCGCTCCTCGGCGAACTTGACGGCCAACCGATGTGCCTCCACTTGTGGCATATAGGGATCAACGACAACAGCCGCGGCCTCGAAGGCATCCACAAGAGCGGCCTCTACGTCCTCGTGATAATCTGTATACCAGTCGGTGTATGTGGGGACGGTCATTTCAGGTCGTCCTCATCCAACTCTTCCAGGGTCTTGCGAAGTTCGGTGTTTAGGATGCCCGAGAAGAGGCTTTGCATCCTCTTCTCGTTGGCCTTGCGCGGACCGGCCTTGGCGAAGGGGTTGGGAGAGGCGACGGGGTTGGGTTCAGGCTCGGGCTTGGGGGAGGCCGACACCTTTATTTCAGGCAGGTCCAGCTGAACCAACACATCGGCCTGGTCGAAGCCGGAGTCTATCAGCATCTTCGCCGCCGTGACCGTCTGCACCAGCAACGTGCCTGCAGCGGCCACGTCCTCTGGGACAGGCGAGTCATACCCGAATTCCAGGCCGGCGCCACTGGTGCCGTACATGGGCAGGAGCTTCGTGTTAAGCGCCCTCTTGATGCGCTCCAGGCGGGGGGTGATTAGCCAGCGGGCGAACACCACCTCGGCCGCCTCTGCGTTGGCACGGTTGACGTCGTCCACGGCGCCGAGCATGGGCTTGGGAAAGCCGAACGCTTCCCGGATGATCTCGCGGTTGAGGTGCCGCATCTGCTCAAACTGCATGTCTCGCTGGGTGTACTTGCGGTCAACCCAGGTGCCCTTTTCGAGTAGGGCGACACGGTGAGCATTGGCAACACCCTTGTGCTGTTCCTGCCAGCGCTCCCGAAACTCGTCGAACTCCTCATCGCTCAAGTGCTGATCGAACTGGATGATGCCACCGGGCTCGGCGCTGTTGAGGAAGAAGTTACGATTCCAGGTAGCCGAGTAACGCTCGGAGTCGATATCGACCAGGATGGACTGCACCGGCCCCAGACCGCGGTAAGGGTCGAGGGGATTGGGGCGCTTCAACTGGATGACCTCGTTTGTTTTCCAAGGCATCGGTGGTTCCCCTGGACAGGTGTAGACCCAACCCTTGATGAACTCGACGGGATCGGGTACGGGCTGCACGCGGTCAGGGCGGATGGGCCACAGTTCCAGGGGAGGGCCAAGGTTGGCGTTAGAGCGCCCTACATACCAGATGGTCTCCCCTACCAGATCGAGGTGCTGCTGTATGGTCTCGACAAACTCCTGCTGGTCGTAGAAGGGATTGGGGTGCTCCCACAGGTCGAGAGCGGGGTGACTGAACACCTCCTTTAGCTCCTGCCCTGGCTTGGCCTTTTGGTAGAGGTGCCAGTGCGCACCAGCAGTGGCGGTTATGATGCGGTCTACAATCGCAAAGACGGTGCCGACGCTGCCATAGGTCTTGAGAAGCACCTCGGATCCGCTACCAAGATATCCCCCTATGGCGCGTACGCCTCTGGAAACGTAGAGCGGAGCCCGGTTCTGAAACACGGCCTTTAGGAATGACTGCATCATGCCACCGCCCAGCCGATCAGCAGCAGCGCCACCCCTGTGGCGGCCAGCCCTGGCGCAGGCCCGAAGGCTATGCCCACAGCAACGATGATGCAGCCGAAGCCGCAAACATCGAGCAGCCTGGGCGTCCACTCAGGCTGGAACTTGCTAAGAAGCTTCTTCAGCATCGTTCTGTCGGGGCGCAAACCTGCCAGAGGATTGCCTTGTCTGAGGCAGAAGGCTGGGGGATTTCTGGGACAGAAGGTAGTTCGTGAGGATGGTGACCTTCTTCCTCAGATAAAGCACCTGGGGGGCCAGTTCGGGGCTGACAGGTCCCGGCCCTAGTCGGGCCAGTCGTTCCTCGAGTTCCTTCTTGTTCACTTGTCTCCCTCCTTCTTCTCGCCTTGCCTCCCGATGCACCACTGGCAGGGCTTCAACGCCAGGGCGCCGCACTTCTTCTCTGTGGTGAGCTGAAGGTTCCCGTCCAGGTCAAGCTGTTCCTTCGCGTACTCGAGCCTGTCGCCGGCCAAGATGTCGTCGGTGTTGCAGCGCTCGTCAAGGTGTTCCTTGTCGTGGTAGGTGCCTGTCTTTGAGTTGACAATAATCACTTCTTGCCCTCCCCGCAGAAAATGCATTTAGCCGTGGCATGAGGGAACCCTGCGAACCGATGCTGGCCACTCCTCGAGTTCGGGCACACTACGGGCTTAGGCGGCCGGTATGGTTGCCTTCTCATCCTTTCCCCCCAAAGACCATTCACCACGACTGATGCGTTGTGCTTTCTCAGATAGCAGATCGGCTTCTCGATGGAGGGCTTCTACTACCTCAAATTGGTCAGGATCGATGGCGCCCCCACCCTGTGCCGCTCCTATTGCTGCTATGAGGCAGGAAAACGCGCACCGGATTTCCAGACGCAGGGCCTCTACTTGTAGCACTAGGGCCTCGATTTCATTGCTCATCCGACGTACCTCAACCTGGGGGGGCCGCTGTCCCTGAAATGGTGATTCCCCAGGGCGAGGCCGCACACGCAGTCGTCGTTGAGGCCCTCCGGCGCGCTGTACCTGACGCCCGTCCTGGTGTACTCGTATTCAAACGTCTCCAGCTCGACCACAATCACACCGTCTGGGAACCGAATGTCGGAGCGCTGGATTACCAGGGCCAGACCTTCCATGATCTGCTGCTTGCTCTGGGACGTGAAGTTGAAGCCCTCATAGTTGCCTGGGCCGCGCTGAAGCTCCTCGACGATGGGGTCGCCCACACCGGTTGCGTCCACCAGGGCAGGCACGATGCCGGTCAGCCAGCGGATGCGTTCTATCTGCTGGTTCCACGGGGCCTGGAAGCGGTCGAATCCACAAACGGCCCTGTCCTTGTTCAGCCCGATGCCGACCGTCCAGTCGCTCCCTGCCTTCTTTCCGCGGGCCAGGTCCCAGCCCCAGGCAACGGCAGGGCCTTCTCCCAAGGGCGCAACGCACTCAGCGATGGCGTGTAGGCCAAAGGGGTTCGAGCCATCCTCAGTGGCTTTGGCCAAGTAGAGTTCTTCGAATACGTCCTTCGGTAGTTGGCGCTGGGCATCGAGAACCTCCTCCTCGCTGAGGACCCCAGCCTCGACAGCGTCATGGCAGATGAGCTTGTGATAGGCCATGTTCGGGTCCTTTGCCTCAGCGCGCCGGGCCATGCGATAGGCCCAGTTCCTGCGGCCCTTGACGTTGCTTATGATGCGGACGGGGCCACGGGTCGCTGTGAGTGTCGTGCGCACAGCGAACCAAGCTTCCTCCTTCATGCGTGTCGCCTCGTCCAGAACGGCGGCATATACGTCCTCGCCGTAGAGGGAGTCAGGGTTGTCAGCGCCCTTGAACCAGATAATCGTGCCGTTGGCAAGGGTGATGGTCAGTTCGGTCTCATTTGCCTCGTAGAGTTCTTGGGGTAGGGCGCGCTTGAGGCGACGGAAGGCGATTTTGGCCTGAGGGTAGATAGGTGCCACCCACCAGTAGTTCCAGCCGGCCTTCCCCTGCATCGCCTGTTCGGTGATCCAGACAATGCAGCCTACGGTCTTGCCCGACTTTGTGGATGCCTCAATCACGGAGTAACGAGCAGGGTCGAAAATGGCGTCGTGCTGCTTGGGGTAGAGCCAGGGGCGGGTGTAGACCGCTTCCTTAATTGCCGTTGTCATTCAGCTCCCCAAGCTTCAGGGTGAAAGCCAAGCGGTCACCGTCCTTCCCGGTCAGTTCATGGCGGGTGGTATCACGGAATCGTTCGGGCCGATGCGCCGAAAGGAGCATACGCAGCAGCCAGTCAGAGGACGCCATTGCCCGACGAAAGGCTTCTGCCTCCAAGAGGTCGCAGGCATCTTCCATCGCCTCTTCCCATTGCCGGCGGAACTCCTGAGAACGATTCCTGGCTTTGTAGGCTGTAGTTCGGTCTATCCCCGCCGCCTGCGTTGCCGCCCGCACGTTCGCGCTATTACGCAGCGCAGCGAGGAACACTGGACGCCACCCGTTCGCGTTAGGTGTGGAATTCTCAGGCATCTTTTACCGCCCACCTTGCCGCTTGGAGGCCCTAAACCCCGTGTTTTTTGAATCACTTGCCTTAGCAATTGCCGCCCAAGTTGCCGCTACTTCCGGGCATACAGGCTTCCCCTTGAGGAGGTCATGATCGTCCAGATAGCGCTTACATTGAGGACAGAGGCCCGTGTATCTGATGAGCACAGCCTCAATAAGGGGCGGGAGCTTCTTCTCCATCATGCCCTCTTCACCCTCTCCGTCAGCGCCCTCCGCGCCTTGCTCCATTCCATGATTGCCATCAACCCGCAGTAGAAGAGGCACAGCACCTTCATCGGCTCCGGTAGCGGGAAGTGCTGCTTGCCCTCCAGTAGATCTTCCGCCAACTCCCCACAGATGATGCTCAGTGATATAGCGGCGATGCCGGATGCGATGCCGTAGACCTTGCGCCTAGTCACGCCTTCCTTCCGTCCTGGTGGCAGGTAAGCGGCCTCTCCGTCACCCAGGCACCCTTGCGTTGGACGACCCTGTTGCTGTTGCCACATGCCGAGCAGCGGACCTTCTTAGGCCCTAGATGCGCCGACATTACCCGTAGTGGCTCGGGGCAGTAGGCACAGGGAAGAATGATGTCCATTACGTTCAAAGCGCCTGAGGAATGGAGAAGTGCGACCTTACGCCCGACCTCGCCAGCTCGCGTATCTGCTCGGGCTCCCAGCCCATGAAGCCGCAGATGAGCCCGAACCACTTGCTATGAAAGAAATCCTGGTCCCCGTACTTGGCTGCGTTGTGGATGACAGCAGCCAGCAGAATCTTGAGCCCCGTGTCATCGAAGCAAATCATCAAACAAAAAGGGCCGCCGCCTTCTCAGGCTAGCGACCCTTCGGTTGTTCCGTTCGGATCGGACTTATTTAGTTGTCTACACGGTAAAGTGTAACAGGTTTTGCGAGGATGTCAAGTGGGGAGTTCATCCCTGATGGCTTCCGCGTCCTCTTTCGCGGCAATGTATTCTTCGCCTACTTTGTTGCGGAAACCGCAAGTGCAAAGTAGAAATTGCTGGACATGCGTACCGAGATGGAAGGAAAGTGTTTCCCTATCATCAACCCGAATTCTATGGTGGTCATAGCTATATGTGGTTTCGCTGCCTAGTTCTTCATGGCAGCTTGGGCAAGAGAACAGAATAAGCGGCTTGTGCATACCCCTACCCTCCAAGCTTCACCGTCGCTAGAGCCTTCTTGATTATCGTCGGCTCCCCATCCTGCGTCAAAACGATTGTCTCGCCAAAGGACATCTGCTTACGGAGGAAGGCCAGCAAGTCCCGCTGCGCCGGGCTGATGTAGGCCAGCACCGGGGCCTCGTGGTCAGTCAGGCGCTCGGGCTTCTCGTCCATTCTACCATGCCCCTCCTTGGGACAGGACTCGCTGCCGAAGCGCTAGTCACCCTGAGTCCACCCTGGCGGCCGCTCGGAGATTCGGGCGGCCCCTCCCTGGCGCAGCCTCCCCACGCCCTTCACGCCATGCAGTCGCAGGATGGCGCGGTCGCGGGCGTCCGGCACCGAGTTGCGAAATTCGCGCTGGTCGCCGCACTTCAGGCAGACGCCCACGCTCGTCGGCCCGTTGGCCTCAGGGATCTTCCAGTGGTGGGGGGGGCAGGGCGGCGCGGATGTCACCTTGAACCTGCCCTGCTCCCTCTTGCCCTGGTGCGATGCGTCCAACTCCCTGCGGCGGCGGGCCTCCTCCCAGAGCCGCTTCTTCGCTGTCCGGTATGGAGGCCAGAACGGCCCCGGCGGGAGCTCACCGCGGCTCATGCACTTGAGCCACTCGGCCTCCTCTTTGGGCGTCATCGTCGGCTGGGGCTTCACAGTAGCGTCCCCTGCTCGGCCCCCGCACGTCGGGCCTCGGCCATCTTCCTCGGCTCCCAAGATGGACATGCCTTGTCGTAGCTCAGCACATCGAGGGCGAACACCGAGCAGCGCAGCATCTCACAGCCTCGGCCACCTAATCGGTTCCTCGACTCCTTGCAGTTGCCGCAGTTATACCGCCAGGCTGAGTCTCCGAACTCGCCACGCTCATTGCTTTGCTCGTTTTTGCCATTCAACCCACATATCCTTGATCAGCATCTTCACGGCATAGCGCATCGCCGCATTATGAAGGTGGCCCGACGTTTCCCCTTCACCGTCCTCTTTCACACATGCAAGCACCTTGCCATTCTTGTCCTTATGAACCTGCCCCATTGGACAGTTGGAGTCCCCCATGCGTGGACGGGCAAGGTATTCCGCCCTCTTTCTGTCATACATCTCCCTGTAGCGGCCATGCCCCAGTTTCACTATCGAGTCGCCGATCTGGTGAGCAACAACGCGCCCTTGTGGAGCATATCCCAGCTTCACGCCCCTCTCACGCTTGCGGCTGTGACCGTTGATAACGTCCAACCCCATGTAACGCCAGACCTTAGACACCGTAGGGAAGCGTTCAAAGGAACCGGTCACGCCCACGATACGGGCGAAGCCGCCATAGGCCATGCCCGGGCACTCGGCGATCCAATCCGCCATGATGTGCTTCTTTGCCAGACGCACGAGTTGACGGTCGACAGCGCGTTCTTGCGATTCCAGCCCTTTTAAAGTCTCATTATGGGGCACCATCCATTCAGGCAGCAGGCCGTCGCGCTCCATTGCGCTGATACGGTTGCCAACCTGGATGCGGAGCTTCTGGATGTCCCACAACAAACGGGCATAGTGGCCGAGTAGGGAGTGGAGAGGATCAGCACATAGCTTCTGGATTTCAGACGCCCAATGGCCGTTTCCGCCTCCACTCCCTATTGGCTCACCATCGACAGAAGCGGTCTGGGCTTCACCTCTGGTTTGGCCGATGGGCTCACCATCGACAATGGTGCATTGGGCTTCAGATCGGGCTTGGTCGATGGTCTCTCTCATTGTCCTTTCCTTTCGCCGGGTGCAGCAGGCCGCCCTTGGGCTTCATACCACGGCTGGCCGCACCCGGCTCTCTTAGGACGCAGCAAGGGCCAGATGGGTTTCATGCGAGATGTGGCCGCGTCCTCTACTTGGAATAGCAGCATCCCTGAAATGGGTCTCAACGTGGGATTGGCCGCTATTCCAGCTTGAACCCTTCCAGAATTGTCCTCACATCATCCTCAGTGAAATGAGAACGCACGGTCTGCTCTCCCCTGAGTTTGGCCGCCAGTTGCGTCATCATGTAAGCCTCCCTCATGTTGCCGTAGGCTTGGCCCCTGAAGAAGCTCGCCGCTTCCTTGCACATGCCCTTGGTGCATTCCCCAAGCCGAATCCAGTCATCGCCGATCTTGTAGATGGCGTCGAATAGCGATTCCCCCTCAGCCATAATGGCCGGATCGTGACGGCGGTCACCAATGGAGAATGCCTGTGAGCGGGCCTGACGGTTGCTGTACCGCCAGAGATCGCGGATTGCCTGGGCACCGAACTCCTTAACAAAGCGCTCACTTAGCCCCTCGCTGGTGATCGCCCCATGCACGACGAGGACAGCTTCATCAAGGGATTCGCCGGCGGCTAGTCTGCCTTCTAGCCTTTTCAATATGTCATCCTTTAGGTCAATTGCTAGTTCGATTACCATTTCTTCCTATCTCCTTTCCTGAACCTTGCCCTACCATAACCTTCTCTGCTCGGCCCCATGCTTGCGGGCCTCGTTGACCTGGCACAGCCCCTCGTCTCCCAGCCTCAGCCGCTCAGCGGCGTGTGACAGGTACTCTTCGTTGTTGTCTATCCCAATGCACCGAAACCCGCCCATCCTGGCTGCTACGGCCGTCGTGCCGCTTCCTATAAATGGATCAAGGATAAGTCCGCCTGGTGGGGTTATGAGCTTGCACAGCCAAAGCATCAAGTCGCGGGGTTTGACCGTCGGGTGCTTGGAGCCGCCGCGTTCGGATGGGCCAGCCTTCGAGGTGTAGAAGAAGCGGGATGCGCCGCCGGTATCATTGTGCCCATGCGTGACGTGGGCATATTCGTATCCTTTGGCAACGCTCTTAAAGTCAGCGTTGTGTCGTGGATTGTCGCTGCTCCGGCTCTCCCCGCTCTGCGCGTCCAGCATCTTGGCGCTTTCTTCGTCCAAGCACAAATTCGCCGGCCAGCGGCCAGAGGGATGCTTGTATTCGCCAGCATCGCCGCCCAGCAAGTAGGATGATGGATTGCGGTTGCCTTCTGCTGAATATGCGCCGCCATCTAGGTTGTCATCCGTCTGGATTCGTGTTGCATCCACATTCAGCGCCCCCGTGCCGTGCTTGAGGACGTTGTGGGCCACTGTGCCCTCGATGGGCTTCCTACAGAGCAGGATTGGCTCCCAGGATGGTTTGAGAGCTGTCCCGAATCCCTGCCACTGGCGGGCAGCGTCGGTCGCGGGGGCGGTGATAGACAGATGCCAACGATCTCCGCTTGGCACTTGCTGGGTTGGCCGTGATGCGTGCTCTCCGCTCCTATCACATCCATCATGGGCAAAATCACATGCCTGTCCCACCACTTCCCTCCATCCCTTCCATGCCGCCTTAAACTCTGCCTTTGTTGGCGCTCTGCCTAATCGTTCTGTCAAGTCCTTTCGGCAAGCATCCATATCTATGGCCTTAGACACATCCAGCGATTTCGGAAAGCCCTGGCCGTAAATCCAGCCTAGCATTCCCAGGAAGCCCACGCTGTCCCGTATCTCAAACCCCGCATCCTCCACCGCGCACCAGAGCCGATGGAACGTCCTTGTGCCGCCGAATACGACCATGTGACCCCCAGGCTTCAGTACGCGCAGGGCTTCGACGGCCCAAGTGTAGTGCCATTCTTGGGCTGCTAGGCCAGCCTTGTAGACAGGTGCCGCTAGAACCCCAGGCCCAAATCCCTTACGGCGATATTCAGTATTGGCACGAGCATCCCACAACCGATCCCACTCCTTGCCCATAAATTCAAGGCCGTAGGGCGGGTCGGTCACGATGGCGTCCACCGGCTCGAGCGTCTTCATCACGTCAACGCAGTCGCCAAGATGCAGCACCACGTCCGAGTCCTCGTAGTAGGTCACACCGCCTCCAGCTCGGCCTGGCCGTCACGGAACTTCACCCTTCCCCCTTATCACAAACAACCCGTGAGGCAATGAGCGATTTGAGCCCTCCCACAACTTCGAACCCCACCAGCGTTCCCTCACTATTGAAATCGGCTACGATCAGGGAGCCTTTCTCCGAAACGCGCAGGTAGCAGCCTTCAGGGTGGTCAAGGCATCCCTCCAGGTTGACATGATAGCTTTTACTCTTTATCTTCATTCCCCTTCCTCCTTCGTCAGTCTCGCCGCCGGGTGATCGTCATCTCCTCCGGCTCGGCCATCGACGCTGGCTATCATCAGTGCGTCACCTTAGCCCTGTGCTTCCCCGATAGAGGGCTGCCATCATCTTGGTTTCGTCTTCTTCTCCCTGCCCCCCCCTGGGGGGGCTTAAGGGGGGTACTTCTACTCTTCTCTCCTCTACTCTGATCTGATCTACTCTCCTCTACTCTTATTAGCGCACGTGACTGTCTCATGCGGTCTCTGTGCGCCGCACGTGCATCGCACAATCTCCCCCCATATTGTTCCCAATCATGGATACGGAGCGTTGCCTGTCTGCCCCTGCCACGCTCCTTTTTATCTACAAAGCGGGCAGCAATGAGGCTTTTTAAGAAGGTTTGTGGGTCGGGGTGCGGGCCGAAAGTGGGAATCCATTCTTTGGTTTGTGGATCAAGGTTGGGGGCAAAGGTGGGACACAGGTCTTCGACTGCAATGCCGGTCAAAATCCCACTTGGGGCATTGTCCAGAGCCCACGTCCAGAATAGAATGAGATACCCGATGGCGGTTGGGATATCAACCCCTAATTCCCTCGCAAGTTGGCGGGTCTTGCGGTGATTCCCCAGGGACTGGTCAACCGGGATCCAGGCCACGGCTATGCCGGCTCCCCTGCGGGCAGGACGAAGACGCGAACCTGCTTCCGCCCTTGCAATATCTCCCCTGAGAGTTCTATACGGAGTAGCCCGTTAAATGTTCCGTTAGCATAGGAGATCGCAAGGGGGCAAATAGCTTGGTATAGCGGCTTCCCACAGGCACAGGAAGAGAGAACGCTGACAGCCGCGTCGAACTCTAAAGAGAGAACTCCTGCCGGCACCCATCCCTTCACCGCCTCAAGAACCTCTAGCGCCTTCGCCCTAGTCAGACTCATGGCGTCCCTCCTCTCGGACTCGTGCCTCCATGACACGACTGAAGGCAAACGTCCTCTTTGGTTCTCCCTCTACGAAGGGGCGCCCAGTGCGATTCACCCAGCCACATCTCATTCTGAGGCAACGATGAACGCGCTGGTGGATGTCGAACTCGATGGTCAGGTGGTCACACTTAGGACAGATTTGTAGGCTCATGGGGTCCCTCCTCTACGATGTAGGCTAGGGTAGTAAGGCTATTCACTCCGTCAGGGGCAGCGTCCTTGGGCAAGCAAATGTAGTCGTTGAAGAAGAAGTGGCCCTCGATGTGCCTATCAAAGTCCAGCCTCACAATGCGTATTGGTTCTGCATAGGCACAGGGGGACTCGGCTTCGAGGGCAGCGCGAACGGCCTCGATATTACGGATAGACCATTCAAGAAGAGTATTTCTGCCTCTATGCCCAAGGTCTTCCGCTGTGACCTGCAAAATTTCAATCATTCTCTCGCGTGTCATCGGCTCTCTCATGGCGTTCCTCCTCTCGGCCAGCACACCTTGCATAGCCGCAGCCCCTCTAAGCTCTCCACATAATCTGTCTTCCAGTGGGCCACGTCTGTTAAGTAGAAGCCCACTGGTCTGCACCTAGGATGCCAGCAGTAGGCATCAACGCAGCGATGGATGATTCCGCTTCGCTTGTGGGTTACGACATGTGTCAGTCCTGGCATCTCACTACCTCCACTACAGCCTGCGTCCCGACTTCCGCGAGCCAGGCCCAGCCCGTCCCTGGCGCGGGGTCTTGTTGGTCGCCGCAGTCTGCAAAGTGAACGTCAAGGTGTTTTCTCGAAACCACCGCTGAACCGCGATCCTGACAAGTGACGACCCGCCAGTCCTGTATAGAGCCACCACATATCTGGAACCGTGTTCCAAAGGGCCAGTGCGTAGAACAAGCCGCCATCCCTTCGGCAACCTGAACACCCGAAGCTGTGGCACCACAGTACGCTCCACCTGGATCACCCTCGCAGCAGTAGATGGTGATGAGCCAGGTGGCTGGTTCAAGGTAGGGGTTGGCATCTAGGACTTCCTCTGGAATTCCCGACGGAAGGACACCCGAAACACCTCCCAGAACCACCTCTGATCCTCTGGCAAGAGCAGCAGCCTGATTCCCAGGTAGAATCCCGCCAGCAGCCCTAAACCGAAGGCTATCGCGCCAGTCAGCGCCATAAGCAATAAGGCGAACCACGTCTCCATCTAGGGCCACCATACGTCCCGACAACGGGTTTCCAGTACCTTGCAGCCCTTGCAGAAGCGAAGGTGCCAACGCCGCCGAAGCCAACGAAGAAACAGTCTCTTCATCATTCCCTCCATCGCTATTCCAACCGCTCAGGCCGGCCCACAACAACCCCGCAACCACCACCATCGCAGCAGGCCAGCCTAGCCACTTCAGCTAGTACCTCCGTTGTTGATTGCGAGACCTACTTCAGCATCCTCACGGGAGCGCCTTAGTATGGCTAGCGCGGCATCTACCTTTGTCCTAATTACTGGCCAGTCATCCTCATAGCAAAGCAAAGCTTCAGCCTCACCTTGGCCATAGAGAATCGTGGCAGGTTTCTCCTCATTGAGTTCAATGGTGACTTCCCAAATCAGTTCAGTCATCCTTCCACTCCTTCCTGGCGGGCCAACGGGCTGTTTACCCGCGCCGCTTCCCCTTTCGTTTAGATTCCGCTTACCCGCCCTCAGGGATGCGCCAAGATGGGCGCATGGGAACACGGCCAACCTTAAGCGCCCCTGTGCCGTTTCTGCCTTCCCTGACGCACCCCTGGCGACGGGCCAACACTCTATCCATGCGCTATCGTAATCATCCTTAGCTGCCACAGTTTCCACAGCATGAGACCTGCGTTGGTAGGATCGGCGTGACGAGCCCTAGTGAGCCTGCCCTGGCACCCCAAACAGAATCCACGAGGATTAGTTTTGTCGGTGTCAAGTTCCTCCTTCATGGTCAGCCAGGTGCCGCAGTTATGGCAGGTTTTCTTTGGCATCTCTCTCCCTGGAGGCGCCGGGGGCTGGAAGGGCGTCCGCCGACCAGACAGGGACGATCCCCACTGGCCACGAGACCAGCCCAACCCATATCCCTCACCAGCCCCCGTTGCGCCATGATCCTTACTCAATAACCTCGACTGGACAGTTGCTACAGGGCTTGAGGTACGTCCGAGCGACGCAGGCCGGCCCCGTCCCTGGCTTGTAGTTTTCCAAGTACGCAGGATCTTGACTGGCCGCGATGCACTCAGGGCTGAAGTAGGCGTCACCCGTACTGAGGGTGTGATACCCGATCTTGCTGCCGTACCACCAAAGCTGACGCTCGGGCTCGCCCACGTTCACCATCACCGAGCCGTCCGCCCCGACGACCAGAGTGAACGTGTAGATGTGCCCGATGCCGATGACGTGCGGACCAGGAACCGTTATGACCTCTTCCCCATTCCAGTAGAACCTAGCTTCCTGTATGGGGCTGTGCATCCGGCGGGTGAACTGCACGTCACAAGTTCCCGCTTCGTTGGCGACAACCTCCGTCGGCTCTTGATGGCCCTTTAATGTCTGGCCGGTGCTCACCACCCTCATCGAGGCGCTGTTAACTGCCTCCAGGCATAGGTTGGGCACCCCGCCCTCTTCCTCGTCTGTCGCCGCCACCGCCCCCAGTGTTCCCGCCGCCACGATGACGGCCAGGATGAACGTGCCTAGAATCGTACGCTTCATGCTCTTCCTCCTTTGACTACCTACCCTGTTGATCCACCGCACATCCCACCCCTGGCGACGGGTTAGACCAGACTCGCAATGGTCTCCAGAACCTTCCTCTTCAGCTTATTTGGCACCTTGTCCTTCTCAATCTTTGACCAGTCGGTTAGAGCTGCGAGGGCGCGGGCTATCTTCACGGCCCTCGGCTGCGTCGAGGCGTGGGTTATGTGCGTTCCAGACGGAATATGGGTGATGCCCCAGACATAGTTTGGGAAAATCGCATCACCTAAATTGGTTTCGTGAACAGCCAGCCCCGGAGCGATGATGCGAGCACGAACGCTCGTCATGCCGTAAAGCGTTGCTATCTTGATGGTCTGCCTCTTGTTCATTCCGCTACCCCCTGCAACCTTCTCCCGTATTCCGCCATCAGCAGGGCTTCGGCCTCGCCATC